TTCGCAACCTATGTCAGGACAAGGTTCAAGTGGAGGTTCTGGAATAGTAATTGTTTCTTACTAACAGATAATTATATTATGATATGCAAAACAAAAATTTCAACTTAACTGCTGACGATTTTCTCACACCTGAGGAATGTGATTCTATCATAAAACAATATGATAGTGTATCTACGCCTGGTGAAGATAAACATTTAAATTATGAAAAGTACGATATAGACTTTTTAAAATCTACTGATAATCCTTTAAGTGCTATCTTAAATAAAAGATTACCTGTTTTGACGGATATGTACAAACAAATGTATCCTGAAATTGATTATACAGGTAGTTTTTGGCAATTAACTAATTTAAGATTTAAAAAATATAATCCTGGTAAAAGTTATGACAGATGGCATTCTGAACATAGTATAAGAAACCCACATAGAATTTTAAATGTCATAATATATTTAAGTGACCATAATTGTGGTACTGAATTTTATAATGATGAAACTATACTTTCTGAGAAAGGTAGAATAACAATTTTTCCCTCTTACTTTACACATACACATAGAGGGCAAGTATGTCCTGAAAATAAACCAAGATATATCTTGGCAGGATACTATAATTTTGTTAATATAAATAAATAGAAGGAGAATATAATATGTTTGATAAAGGTCTAATGCGTGATGATGTACAAATGGAGGCCAACTATGACTATGGTACCATTTCTGACGCAGATAAAAAACTAGTAACAGAGTTCTGTAAAATTTTAGAAGAAAGACAAGGTGTGCCAGCAGCTCTCATAATTAATGAATTAAAAACAAAATTTGAGTTAGAAGAACATGAGTATCAAAAAGTAGAAGATGGTAAATGGCATGAATTAACACATGATTTTTCAACTAAAATTCAATATCAACACCAAGGTTTTAAACAAGTGTCAATAGGTGATGGTAAAGTTCTTAGGATTCCTCACTTAGCATTTGGTTTAGATTTAGATAGACTAAACGATTTAGCTGCTCATATAGAAAACAAGGTGATGAACAATGGAACTAAATCATAATTACATTTACATACAATCAGCTTTAACAAAAGAAAACTGTAATAAAATTATTGAGCTTGGAAAAGCAAAGATAGAAGAATACCGAAGTAAAGGTATTAGAACACACGGTATTACAGCTGGCAACAAAGAAAAACAAAGTTTGCCTAACGCTAAAGCTTTAGATTATGAAACTCACGAAAATAAAAAAGAAGAAGATTATTATATTAGAGATAGTGAGGTTTCGTGGTTAACTGATAAATGGATTTATGACCTTGTTATGCCTCATGTTCATACAGCTAATCGTATATCGGGTTGGAACTTTGATATTGAAAACGCTGAGTCTTTTCAATTTACAAAATACGGATTAAATCAATTCTATGGCTGGCATTCAGATGGTTCTGGTTGCCATAAATCAGCGTATAAAAGATATTATCCTGGTGTCAATGGTCAAGGGTTAACACCAATTAAAGGTCATACACCAGAACCTCATAATGTAGGTAAGGTTAGAAAACTTAGTGTGACAATTAATTTAAATGAACCAGGAGAATATGAGGGTGGATTATTAAATTTTGATTATGGTCCACATAGTACAGATGGAGAAAGATACAAAGAGTGTACTGAAATTAAACCACAAGGTTCTATCATAGTTTTTCCGTCATTCTTACATCATCAAGTAACACCTGTAACTAAAGGAACAAGATACTCTTTAGTTTTATGGATAACAGGAAGGCCTTTTAGATAATGGATACTCAAAAATATTTTCAAGAAAATCACTACATCATGGTTGAGAATGCTATTAGTGCAGATGTTTGCCATATGTTATATTATTATCAAAAATTAGCAACAAGAAGATTAATATTTTTTGAACAACAAGATAAAGAAGTACAAGATAAGTTTTTTGTAAATGATATGGACAATCTAGTGTTTGGAGATTTTCAAGATATTCAATCTCCAGGTACATATAGTTGTTATGGTGATTTAATATTTGATACATTAAATTTAACACTATTGCCTAAAATGGAAGAGTTAACAGGTATGAAATTAATACCTACTTATTCTTATCATAGATTGTATAAACATGGTGATGATTTAAAAAAACACCGAGATAGAAAATCTTGTGATATATCAACAACAATTTGTTTAGGATATGATATATCTAATTTAAGTAAAGAAGAACAACAAGACTATGCTTGGCCTATATTTGTGGCTTCAGAGAATTTAGAAACTCATAAAGCACCTTTAAAACCAGGTGATATGTTAATTTACAGAGGTGAGAGATTAGACCATTGGCGATTGCCTTTTGAAGGTGTAAATAATGGTCAAGTATTTTTACATTATAATAAAGCTGAAGATGAAGATAATTTATATGATGGTAGACCCGAGTTAGGATTACCTAGTGGGTTTAAAAAGAAAAATGTCTGAATTTAAAATACACAATCTTTGGCCAACGCCTGTATATGAAAATAACTTTTCTGTTGATGAAGATGGTATAAAGTACATTAAAAATGTTACTTATGAAAGAATGGCAACAGATAATGGTTTTATATCTGTAGATAGATATTTAATTAATGATACCAGACTATCAAACATAAAAAAAGAAATTGATTTACATGTAGAAAATTATACAAAAAAATTTTTAGATGTAAAAGACAATGCAGAATTTTATATGTTAAACTCATGGGCTACTAGGCATGACCCTGGAGATTGGTGTCAACCACATTATCATGGTAGTAGTTTAATTAGCGGTGTTTATTATATTGATGTGCCAGAAAATTCTGGTAATATAGTTTTTCAAAGAATGAGTAGTCATGTAAATTTATTTCATACTTCTATAAATATTGAATACAATAATATAAATTATATCAATGAGGACTTACAATCTTTCAATGTAAAAAAAGGAGATATATTATTATTTCCTTCACATTTAATGCATAAAATAAGAAAAAACCTATCGAATGAACCTAGATATTCTTTAGCATTTAACTATTTCGTTAGAGGTAAGTTTGGCGCAAAAGAATATGAATTGGAAATAAAATAATGTTAGATATTAAAGAATTAACAATGGAACACCACAAAGACGCTGAGAGGCAAGGCTTTGTAAAAATATTAATGTCTGGTCAAATAGACCATAAATTGTATGCAACATACTTATATAATCAGGCACAATGTTATTCTGTTTTAGAAAAATATGGATTGCATAACTCTTTGTTTAGAGATACCCCAAATTTACTTAGAACGGAACATATATTGTATGATTTTAATTCCTTTGGTATTGAAAAACCAGAGATTACTGAAAGTACAAAACAATATATTGACCACATTGAATCAATACAAGATGAAGCAATGAAACTATATGCTCATATATATGTTAGACATATGGGAGATTTATCAGGTGGCCAAATGATTATGAAAAGAACACCTGGTCCTAATAGATATTATAAATTCAAACACAAAGAAGTTGGCGACTATAAAAGGATAGTGAAAGAAACAATTAACACATACTTAAATGTATATGAACATTCTGTACTTCCTGAAGCTAAGTTTTGTTTTCAAAGTGCAACTAATTTATTTAAAGAAATGAAGGAGCTCCATGATTTGGGAAAGACTGATTAAGTGGAAAGAAGAAACTATTGAGGTATTAAATCAAGAGTTAACTGAGTATAACGAACCTGGTATGGATAGATTCAACAATGATAAATTTGGTTGGGTTAATAGAACATGGAAAAATGATTTCATAAGACGAGCTCATGTAGATATCGTTGATGTAAGAGATAGTAAAAAATTATGGATGGCTCATGTCTGTTTATTTCCAGAATTAACAAACGGTGGACCAATTTATGGTTTTGATATCATTGCAGGTAAGAATAAAGTAACGGGTGCCTTTCACGATTTTAGTCCTTTATTACAAAAACAACACCCATTAACAGAGTGGTTTATAGAAGAAAATAAACACTTTAAAGCAAGTAAAGAGAGAGAGTTGCCAGATTGGGCAAAAGCAATTTTTAGCGGAGGAATGATTGCTGCCGGTAATGTTACAGAGGAAGACGAATTAAATCAAATTTGTACCATGGCCGTGTCCAATTTGCGTAACTATATTGACAAAATAAGAGTACATCATGGCGAAGCCGAAAGAGAAGATGTTATAAAAGCACAGAATTATTACTGTGAACATCAACAACAAAACCCCCATACACCAAGGGTTATGGAGAAACTAGGTCTTCCTGAAGAAGATATTAAATTATTTTGTGAAGACAATTTGTTTCCTGTTATTAGATGAATATAGATGAAATTTCGTTTGATTATAACTTCAATCCAAAGAAGTTTGCTGTTGTTAAAGAGTCTATTGTTTATGTAGCAGATAACTTTTACAATGACCCATACACCATAGCCAAATTTATTAATGATTCACCAAAACTAGTACATAAGCGTGAACAACAACCTAGTCTTAACATGGTTCATTTTAAAGATGAAAGACATTGTTTGCATGTAGAACAATTGTACCCATTAATAAAAGATTTAGAAGGTTTTACAAACTCAAAGTTTAAAGACTTTGGTAGTGGCGGTACATTATTTTCTAATTGTCAAATGTGGTACGATAATGATTATAATAACTTTGAAGAAAATTACTGGTGGCCACATTTAGATTTTGGTTGGACAGCCATTATATATTTGAATGATGATGAAAATTGTGGCACAAATTTGTATGAGGTAAGTGATGATGTTTTGGAACAGAATAAAACAACTGAACATGGTCAACCATGGAGAAGTAAAAAACTATGGCAAAAACTATATACAATACCATCAAAATTTAACAGATTAATTTTGTTTCGTGCTAAAGACCTATATCACGGTGCAGACATAAATAGTAAAAAGTATAGTGGAAATTATAGAATAAACCAGGTAATGTTTTTTGAATGAAAATAAACAATCTATTTAAAAATTTTGTATTAAGTAAAAGTCTTAATTTAGATAATGATAAGTTAAAAAATTTATCTTATCAAATAGAAAATAATTCTGACAATAGAAATATGAGTAATGTAGGTGGGTATCAAAGCACAGATATATCTGACCATACAGAGTTACAAGAGTTAAAACATTTAATAAATTTGCATGGTGATGAGATAAGAAAATCTTACAGAATGTCAAATGAAGTACAGATGTCAAGATTGTGGCTTAATATAAACAGGCATAAAGATTATAATAAACAACATACTCATAGAGATAGTTTGTTTTCAGGTGTATATTATATTGATTTGCCTAAAGATACAGGCATTGTTTTTGTACACCCTAGTCCTAATTATGGTTTTTCATGGGGAAATGCAAAATTTGATACAGATAACTTTTCAGATGGTTACTATTATGAACCTAAAAATGGTGAGTTATTGATATTTCCATCATGGTTAGTACATTATGTACCGTCAAATTTTACGCATAAAGACAGATTAAGTTTATCTTTTGACTTGGTCTAAATAATCTTATAAATATACCAAGAAAAGGTAAACAATTATGGCAGAACCAGCAACAAGAGAAAATTTAAAACAATATGCTTTAAGAGCGTTAGGTAAGCCTGTCATTGAGATAAACGCAGATGACGACCAACTAGAAGATAGATTGGATGAGGCATTACAGTATTTCGCACAATACCATTATGATGGCATTCAAAGAGCGTATTTAAAGTATCAATACACTTCAGCTGACAAGACACGAATGACTGCTGATTCCACAGAGTCTATTACAAAAAACGGTGTCACTACATCATGGAAAGAGGGTAACAACTTTATCGTTGTACCTGAAAGTGTAATATCAGTAATCAATATATTTCCGTTTTCAAACAAATCTAATATGAATTTGTTTGATGTAAGATATCAAATGAGATTAAATGACTTGTACGATTTTTCATCTACAAGTGTTATTAACTATGATGTTGTATTACGACACCTAGACTTTTTAGACCATATCTTAGTAGGTGAAAAACCTTTAAGATTTAATCAACATGACAATAGACTTTATATTGCCATGGATTGGACAAATGATTTACAAGTAGGTGAATATATCGTAATCGAAGCATATAGAAAAATGGACCCTACAGTACATACAGATGTGTACAATGACATATTTTTAAAAAGATATGTTACAGCATTATTCAAAAAACAATGGGGAGCTAATCTATCTAAGTTTGATGGAGTAGCAATGATTGGCGGAGTTACATTAAATGGAAGACAAATTTATTCAGAGGCTTTACAAGACATTGAAAAGTTAGAACAAGAGATTAGAAGTACCTTTGAATTAAATCCAGCAATGATGATTGGATAACAAATCATGGCAGTAAATCACTATTTTCAAGGTGGCAGAGGTATCGGCAATGACTCTGAAAAGAGATTGCATGAAGATATTATTATCGAATCTTTAAAGATATTCGGTCAAGATATCTATTATCTTCCTCGTACACTTGTTAATAGAGATTTAGTTTTAGGAGAAGATACATCAAGTAGATTTGACGACTCATATCTATTAGAAATGTACTTTGAAACAACTGAAGGATTTGCTGGCGAAAATGAAATCATTAACAAATTTGGATTAGAAATCAGAGATGATACAACACTTGTATTATCAAAGAGAAGATTTGAGGACCATGTTGCAAGTAAGGCCACATTAACTGCTTCAGGTAGACCAAATGAGGGTGATATAGTTTTTG